ACATCTTATATGTCATGTGAATTAATAACTCTGCCCTTGTGTACCAAATCATGCAAGGAGTGATGTATAGGTCAAGCAATGTTTTATTCAATGCTGACACATTATTTACCCTTACTTGGTCTATTATCTCATTGAATAGAGATGTGCCTAATATGGGTAAGATATAGAAGTTCTGAACGTGATAGATAGTTGGTGTAACAACCTTCATATCGACGTTGTCCTGCAATACACTATTTTCTTTTAATGTTGCTTCGCTTAGAAGCATTACTTTTACTGCCATTATCTTGCTCTTTTAACTAATTCTTGTTTCCAAACGTGCCTGCAATATGGAACATTAACACCTTTCTCTGGGTCATGATACCAACCGCCACGCATACTGAATGCATCATATCCTGCTATGCCATACAACTGCCCCAAATCCCTGCTGATATTATCAATGTCCTCACGGCTAAAGTAACGTGGATTTGAAATCATTGCTCTGCAAAAATCTCGTGTCCTACCATTTGGCAATATTGCAGGCTCACCTGCTTTATCAGGGTTTAATTCATACCTATATCGGATGAACAATTCCTCGAAGTCAGGAACTTTTTTTTTATCGCCTTTATTTGTCAGGCTTATACCCTTATCTGATAGCTTTATTAAACCTTCAGCAGTCAGGGTTTCAAGTGCATCATCAATCTTTGTTTTATCTGTGTCGAATATCTTAACCAAATCCTCTGCCGTTACATCGGGAGTCTTTTTGATAATATCCAAAACACCTTCTTCCAACTTAGATAAAAATTCTTGCCTTGATGCTATGAACTTTTTTGTCTTTACCGATACAAAGTTTTCAATCGGCTCACCATATTTGGAGAATACAGAATAGTCCAACTCATCATTTTGCTTTTTTGGTTCTGAATTAGAAAATCCCGATGGTGCAGGTGCGCTATTTGGTAACACATCACCTCCTGCAAGTGGTGGTTTATTTACGATTGCCCTTATATCGTTAACTGTGAGTGAAGTCAACACCTTATTTGCTACAATCGGACTCAATGAGTTCAATGAATCTGTAATGTCTTTGTTTACATTAGTAGAAATATCCAAAGGTTTGCGACCTATAATCTCACGCATTTCATCTTTGGTTAAGATTTCACTCAATACTGTTTCATTAAATGAAGGCATTACAGGCTCAACTTTCTTAATCTGTAACTTGCCTTTAACAGGTGCAAAAATGTTATAAATCTTTTCCTGTATTTCCTGTTTTGGCGAAATATATTTATTTTGGAATAAGTGAAAAGCATCAATCATTTCGTTTCTGCCACCCAACTGACCTTCTACTCGCACACCGAAAAGCATAGGGGATACCACCTTGTGTCCGACAAATATTTCCTCTTGAATGGTTTTGTTTAATGCCTCATATCGCTTGTCAAAGTCATCGCCATTTAAGTTTAAAACTTCTGGTGTTCTTGCAGGGTCATCAACAAAATCAACAACCATACTGCCCGCTGAATCTGTGCTTGTAAACTTTGCCTTTAACTGCCTTTCGGTTTTCTTCATCTCCTCATCCGAAGGTACCCCATTCTTGAAAATTATAAACTTTGCGCCCTTAAATCCGTTCTGAATTTCTGCTCTATGGAAGTTGGCAATCTCTGCATCGGTTATGATTGCAGGAACTGCCCCGATATATTCGGGCAAAGTGTAAGTCTTTAAACCCGGCCTGTAAGACTTGTAATAAAATATGTAAACTTTCTGCTTTTTGCTTGGGTCATACGCAGGCAATGTTTCATACTCATCAGGCTTCAGATTCGCCTTATATGAGCCATCAGTATTCACCCAAAAATCAGAAATATAAAACTCGGAATTTTGTTCGTTGCTTCTTACTCTGCTATAATCCACATGGTATAGTTCAGCCAACTGCCCTGTTTTATCGCATACACCTTTAAGATAAAAACCTCCATAAAGAAGTTCATCCAATGCGGTTTTAGAAAGCAAATCATTGAGTGTTTCATAAGGGTTAGGATTGTCAATAAATGCCCTTAATTGTGCTTCTGCTTCACCTTCAATCCCTGTTGCATCAAATGTCCATCCCTGACCCTTTATGTATAATTGTTTATCGGTACAAATAGCATTGTGTTTTGCCGACCTATTAAACAAGGTTGTAAGGAATTGCGGATAGTCATTGTTCTCGCCATAAAAAACCCACTTTTGTTGAGAGCCTTTTCTCGGCTCTACAAATGCAGGCACTTTGTTGTTTTCGAAGTCTATTTTTATAAGGTGCATTAGCCTACTATTTTAAACCAAATCACAATATCAGCATCGGTGTCTGCATTGTGTCCAGTAAGTTGAAGATTTGCAATATGAAATGTTACCTGATTTGCAGTTGTTTGATAATACATAACAACTGGTGCGCCTGAGCCTGCATACTTAATCTCAAAATCAAGTACAGAATTGGTCGTTATATTGTTATTGTTAAGTATAAAATTAGCAAGGCTATTCTTTACAATACTTTGAGTAAATGTACAAACACCGCTTGTTGTATTTAATACAACAGAATTTGTGCCACTCGCAGTATTTGCAGTATTTAAAACAGGTTCTTTTGTTGCCCACTTATCAAAGTTCTCTAACTTCAATGGGGTGATTATCTTTGCATCATCTGTGCCTGCATCCGCTTCACCTTGTGTTGCTATTTCTGCAAGTCCTGCAAGTGATTCACTCGCAACAACCGAAGCAAGCCCAGCAGGTGTTACTGCTCTTGTTGTATCGCTTCCTGTTTGTGTTTCTGCATTAGTTGCTAATTCAACAACTCCTTTTGCAGTTGTGGATGCCGTCAAATAACCCTGCAAAAAAGTTGAAATCTTGGCAAGTGTTGTCTTGAATGTTGTCGAGCCTTGCACCATCGGAAACATATCTCCGCTTGCATTGGCTGAAACAAGTGTTAATTCGCTTATTCTTTTATCGCTGCTCATAGTTGTATTAAATATCCATCTTCTTGTAAGATGTACGCATCATCTTCTTGTACTAAATAATCAAACTCAATCGGCTCGTATGCAACTGCCGTGTCATCATCTGGCTCGTAGTTGATTATTGCATCCGCCTCTGGTAATACCCACACCAAACCATTCTCAACTTGACCTACAATGTAAGGAACTGCCTCCTCTGCATTGGATAAACCCGATGTATTGGCAAGGTTTGTTTCATAAACATAGTAATTGTAGAAACCCTCATTGCCTAACTCTATTTCGGCATTCAATGTGTCCGTTCCTGATGAGATAACAAACCGATTGTATCGTTCTTTATATTGGCTCGTATCATTAGCAATGAAATAATAGTCAACATTGGTTTGCTGATTATTGAACTGAAACAGATAAATAGGGTTGGTTAACGTGCTATTCTCTGTCAAAGTCAATGTTAGTGTATTGGTTTGGCCTTTTGTGAACTGAATCATCACAATTAAATAGCAAAACTACAATTTATTGCATAAAAAAAGGAGGCCGAAGCCTCCCTCTTTCTCAACAACCCCTTATATTTATGAAAGCAATCCGCTTATTATTGAGCTGCTCACCTCGTTAGCAAGGTTTTTCTCCATGCCTGAGAGTGTCAAAGTGTAACCTTGAAATTCATTCATGGCTTGTCCAGAGTTAGCATTGCCACCTGTTACCTCTAAGCCATTATCTTTACCGAATAACCAATAAGAACCATCTTTTGTTTCGATAATTACCGATAACCTATTCTTGATTAGGTTCTGTAAAGTAGCCTGTGTTTCATATTTCAACTTCACAAAGTTAACAGTCAAAGTTTGCTCGTAAGCAACTGTGCCTACTGTTGCATCACTTTGGATAGCTTGTGTAAAGTTGTTCTGTCCACGAGGCTCTAATTCATAGGTAAAATATTTCTTACCTGCTGCCTTAGTTATGCTTGTTACAAAACCACTTGCATTCTCGGTTACGGCAGTTACATTCGCCAATTCGGTTACATAGATTTTTTTAATACCTCCAACTGTATCTTTACAGTCAAGGCTATATCCTGATACTATTGCACATGCCATATTTATAAAATTATTAAAGGGGAGGTGTTACCCTCCCCAAATGATTACCAAGTAAATTTAACTATTTCAGCAGTTTGTGAAACTTGAACACCCATCTTGAACTTCAAGCGAATCATCACTTGGTCATAGTCCTCAGAGTACCATGCTTTCACTTCCTCATCTTCGCCTTCTAAGTCAACACCTAAGAACATGTTTGATGTTCTCAAAGCGTATGCTGCTTTCTGACCATTCAATCCTGGTACTGGGATAATACCCACGTTAGTTCCGTGTAATGTATATTCGCCCATTGAGTTACCAGATGGAATAAAGTGGAACAGGTTAGCGTTAGTCAATGCAGTTAAGTATAGACGGCTGATGTCCTCACCGATAAATATCTTCAAGTCAGGCTTGTTGATAATATCCACAGGGATAGCAGAGTAAATAGCTTGCATTACATCAATTACGTTAGCAGCAGTAACCGCAGTTACAGGAGTGATGTAAGCAGCAGCGTTAGCTTGAACAGGTCCTGAAGCAGCACCGATAATCTTTACAAGACCATCAAATTTGTTCAAGTAATCTTGCCATTTAGTAGTATCACCTTGCCAGATAGCTAATTCGATTTTGTCTTTTACGTCACCGATTACGGTATTCATAAAAGCCTCATCAATACCACCCGGTAGTGATTCATATTGTGAACCCGGTGCTAAT